ATTGAGGATGGATCATCATGCTCAAAAGGAGATTCGTGACTATGCCACGGCCATCTATGAACTTGTCCAACCCCTAGTACCCCACTCTATGGAGGCATTCATGGACTTTCGTGTGAATGCGATGCAGTTGACGGGACCCGAAATTGAAGCTATAAACTCTGGGAAGGAAATTGAATCTCCAGGTGAAAGGAGAGAGTTTCTAGAAAAATTAAAACGGTTAAAAATTAAATGTCCTTAAAATACAACAAACACTATGTTCGCTATTACTGCATCCCCCACATGGTTCGCCAAAACTGACGACTTCAAAAAGATAGGCAAGAAAATCCAAAAACAACGAAAGACCGAGGTAGACAAAATTAAGGACAAGATTGGTGACATCGCCCGTGACGAGCGCAAGCGTGTTCAGGAGATGTTCAAGGAACATCAAGATGTTATCAAGAAGGATGAGAAAAAAACTAAGAAGAAGAAAAGTAACGCTAAAGAGATCGATCTTTACGAAAAGTAATCCAAATCGCAAATGCTACGAGTAGTGCAGCGAATGGTGTTCCATTGAATCTTTCTGCCAATAGAGCACATATCACACTGTATTGAACTATCCGTATCTCCTGTCGTGTTTTAATCATTGACCGTTTCATCGCTGCTCTCGACCTCTCAAGGCCGAGAACAGTCGAATTTATTTTTCCAATTTTAGATGGAATTTCTGTGGTATTCATGATGATTTCACTTATATCAAGAGACTCTAAAAACTGCTCTTGAATCATTGGTTCTAGGTATGTGAAATAATCAAAATTTGGGTCGAGTTGAAGACATATTCCCTCAATTAGGGAAAATGATTTCGCTAAATATACAAAACTTGTTGGTACAACAAATGGTTTTTCCATTGCAAGTTCAGCCGCCAGCTCATCATTCATGATAGCACCACCATCAAGGGTTTCTAAATATCCCAGGATAGTTTCAAAAAATACTTCAATATCACTGACGTCTGAAGATGTTGGTACAATGACACCCAGTTTAATTAATATTTGAACAACTCCTTTTGTATCTCGTTTTATAATACACCCAAATAAGTCGGAGAAACCTTGCTTCAACTCATCATTTAACTCGATTAATAGACCAAAATCATAAAACACCAATTTACCATCTTTGGAAATAGCTAGATTACCTGGATGTGGGTCACCATGAAATAATCCACTGTCCATCGTTTGAATCACATACGAATTCACTAATGCTTCACACACCTTCTTCCTATTGATTCTCTTATTTTTGATCTCTGTAATCTTATCAGCCTCTACATACTCCATTACAATCATATCATCGGTACAATACTTTTTATACACATAAGGAACTTTTATCCAATCAATCCCTTTCAAACTCCTTCTAAACTTAATCGCATTTTCAACTTCTTGCCTGTAATCAGCCTCTCCAAGAAGATACTCGATAGAATCATTGAGAACAAAGTTAGAACTAGAACCAGTGTCAACACCTATTGACTGAATAAAGTCCAATATCTTCTTAACATTGTTTGTATCGGATTTCATAATGTCTAGAATTCCTGGTCTTTTCAATTTTACAACAACTTTTTTACCATTTTTTAAGGTAGCTTTATGAACCTGTCCGATACTAGCTGATTTAAATGGAATCTCTTCAAAATCTTTGAATATATCTCTATTTACAACATCTTTCATGAGATTAAAGTCAAATGGTGGTACATTATCTTGGAGAGATTCAAGTTCTTTGGTAAATTCTGGTGGATAGAGGTCTCCTCGTGTGGACGCTATCTGTCCTAATTTTACAAATGTAGGTCCAAGGTCTAAGAGTTCATCTCTAGTCCATCGACCAAGCTCAGCTTTATCCTCAGTAAAACGTTCCTTCCATAAATATTTAGCGGCGAATTTCCATGTTTTTACCTTTTGATTTGGCGCCAACTTGACAGGTGGCACCTTCATATTGGCTTGACTGAGTATACTCAACATATCCTACATTACCCTTAGGATTTTTTCTATAAGCTAAATATAGAATGAAGATTCATATTATTGGAGCAGGTCCAACAGGAATGTCTCTCGCATGGGAAATACTTAGATCAGGAGACCATGATGTCACTATATATGATAGGAAGGTATCAGCTGGTGGTTCTTGGTGGGAACCTGACACAGAAACTCGAGATCTTCACGCACATAGAATTGTGTTTGATAAAGCATTTGTTAATACACAGTCACTATTTTCTGAAATGAACATCGATTGGAATGAAATATTCCAACCAGTTGAACGTATGGGTCATTTTGATTTTGCTTTCAAATCTTTAGGTGTAAAAGATTACGGAACTCTTATTTCTCTTTTCTCTCGAGTACTTGCACAACCTCAAAAGTTTAAGGGTATATCTCTAAAAGACGCAGTAGGACCTTTAAGTGAGAAAGGTGGAAAATATATCGAACATTTACCACTTATCATGGATGGGGTTACATGGGATGTCATGACAGCGTACGAGTTTGTAAAAAATTTAGATCATACCATACTTTCACAAATGTGCACACAGAAGGTGTCAGGTAAAGTAATGTGTGATGCAATGGAAGAAGCACTCATCAACGCTGGTGCCAATTTTATTTTTGGTACAGAATTGATGAATGTTGAATATGGTGAGGATGACTTTGTGGCTACATTTTCAGATGAAAGAACTATTGATGATGGGATGCTCTTTTTGTGTCTAGATAACAGTCCAGCTATGAAGTTTTTAGGTGATAATTGGGGTCCTGACGCTACCAAACAATTACAAGGAAGTACATATGGTGCTATAAATGTTCTTATCGACTATGACGAAACACCAGTCATGAAAACGGATCTTGAAATAGCAACTCAAACTAAATGGAACTTACAACCTAAAGTTCTGTTCGGTACCAATACCATATCATGTGTCATATGTGACCTCAGTGAAGAAATATTAACTTCTAACCCTGAAACCATAAAAGAAGAAGTTGTAAAACAACTTGGTTTACCTGAACCAGTTGAAATGCGAATTGGTTGGGGTGCAGAGTGGGAGGTAGAAAAGGAGAGATGGTCCTTTTCTCAGTCCTCTGGGGTTCTCAGCCTTCATGGTCAACTCCCATTCTTTGGTAAATGCCCTACAGTTGCGATGTGTGGTATGATGTCTCCTCGTGAAACTCCATACTCGAGTATTGAAGCCGGTACTGAGGTATCTAGAGCCCTAAGTCACGAATGTTTTGGTACGAGAAAACCACTCAAACCTCTACTTCTCACACAAGTCCTACTTTTCATACTTGTGTTGCTTATAGTTTTAATTTTAGTATATCGTAATAGAGATCAATGAAGTTTGTGGCTAAAGTTCACGAACCCATGTATGATTTCAATTCTAAAAAGTATATCCGTTATATAATTCCTGCTAAAGTCTCGGAAATTATAGAACGAATGCATACAAATAAATGGCACTTACTTGCAAATACAAATATTGATAACCCCCTCGATGGGAATATTCTTACTGTGAAGGTACCATTTCGTTATAGGAGAGTGATGTGCAACGTCAAAGGACGCCCCATTCAGTCTCTAATAAAGGGTGATGATGTTGAAGTCGAAATAGACTTCAAGGGTGTTTGGAATGTTGGTAATTATTGTGGTTTCTCTTGTACACGCTCAAGCTCGTCGATATCACCGACAGGAGTTTCTCTAGGGGGGTTTGGAAGTTCTATGTTTTTCAATCCACTGGATTTAAAACCCTTAAATGTTTGAAGTACACCTTGTAATCGACATATTTCTTGTGTGAGTTTTTCGATGTTCTTTGACGGATCTGTTTAATATTCGATTCTATATTAACTGTAGGCATATTATATCTATATAAAGTTTATAATCTTTAAATCTTTAAATGACCACTCTCACTAGAACTGGATATCTAGTGGATGTGGGTCCAATTCAAGAAATTAAAAAAGAATTAACGGTAAGACCCATCGTAAATGGAGACTTTGGATTTCCTCCACCGCCTTTCAAAGTTTTCAAACCAGCTAAGAATGGAGTCTGCGTTCCCAGATTCTATGGAACTTCTAAACTTGGAGAACCTAAACATGACAAGCGACCAGAACCAACTAAAATTAACACACGATTTGCTGGGCAACTTCGGGATGCTACACACCAAAATGAAGCATTCGGAGCAGCTATTAAAGCAGGGCATGGCGTCCTTTCTTTACCATGTGGCTATGGTAAAACGACGGTATCCCTGGCCATAGCTTCTAAACTTGGATATCGCACGATGATTATCGTACATAAACAGTTTCTCGCTGATCAATGGAGAGAACGCATTCAACAGTTTTGTCCGGGAGCCACTATAGGGGTTGTTCAACAAAACAAAAAGGAGGTTAATTGTGATTTTGTCATCGCTATGCTTCAATCTCTTTCCCTAAAAGAATACAGTTTCTCAGATTTTGAAAGTATAGGAACAGTCATTGTTGATGAAGCACATCACATTTGTGCTAAAGTATTTAGTCAGAGTCTGTTTAAACTTTGTCCACGTCACATCTTTGGACTCTCCGCAACTCCAGAACGGAAAGATGGTCTCACCAAAGTTCTTCATTGGTTTATGGGACCCACTTTTTTTGCAGTTGAACGAAAAAATCAAGGACAGGTTGAGGTATTCCCTGTCGTATTTGATTCCCCAAACTATAAGAATCCACCTCCATCTATGAGGAACGGTAAAATCTCAATGCCGAACATGATCACAGAACTTGTGGAAGATCGCCGTCGTAACCAAATGCTCGTAGAACTTGTTAAAAAGGCATCAGCAGGTACGAGACAGTTACTTGTTTTGAGTGATAGACGTTTTCATTGTGAGTTCCTTCATCAATGCTTTCCCAAAACATCTGGATTGTACATGGGTGGGATGAAGGAAGCGCAACTCCAAGAATCTTCAAAGAAGAAGATCATTTTCGCAACGTTCAGTCAAGCGCATGAAGGTTTAGATATTCCCACATTAGACACAGTTATCTTAGCTTCACCTAAATCTGATATTACCCAAAGTATTGGGCGTATTATGAGAGAAACAAAAGGTAAAAAGAACGATCCACACATCTACGATGTCCATGATCCTTGGTCTATCTTTACAGCAATGTATTACAAGAGACTCAAGGTGTATAGACAAGGTGGGTTCAATATACGTGGCAAGCATTTAGAGGAGCCCAAGAGTGAGTTTCCTCAGGGAAAGTGTCTGTTTTTATAATCTGAACATCTATTAAATGTCGGGTGCATTAATACAATTGGTCTCTAAAGGAGTTCAAGATGTGTATCTTACCAGTGAAGAAGGTCATTCTTTTTTTCGTATGAAGTTTACGAGACATACAAATTTTTCTCAGGCTCCAAAATTGATTAAATCGGTCACCCAAACTGACAACTCAATTACTATACCAGTTTTAGGTGATATCATTAATGGTATTTGGTTTGAGAAAGTTGGTGTCGATGCTGTAAACATGTCTTCTAATCTTTTTTACAATTCCACTATCGATCTTTACATTGGGGGTCAAAAAATAGACTCTCAACATTTTGATTATTACTCTGATATATGGCATAATTATATGTCTGACTCATGGACTAAGACGCAAGAATTGAATAACAAAGTTTCTAAATCCAATCCAGCATTTCTCCCACTTCACTTCTTCTTTTGTGATCATAAGGCATTTTTACCCCTTGTAGCCTTACAACATCACCAAGTTGAAATCAAAATCAATTTCGATGACACGTATTATAATGATTCAGTTCTAAATCTTACAGCTGCACAAAAACGAATTAATGTATACGGTAACTATATTTATCTAGATAAAGAGGAACGAGAATCTCTCGTGGGTCGAAGTCTCGACTTTGTCATCACACAAACACAACAAATAAATCTTCCATTGGAGACTGTGGCTGATAACACTTTAGGTGGTGGTGATAATACATTTGATATTTCATCGTTTAATCATCCTGTTAAATCCCTCTTTTTTGGTTTTGGTGCATTAAGTGATGATTTTGCGAACGATCGTTT